CAACGTGTTCACTATCAACATCATCAAATCCACCCATTCCACGGGCAAGTTTTTCCATACCAACACCAGCTTTTTCTAGGTCTGGACCTAATGCTGCAATTTCTTGTAAGTTTTCTACAGTAGATTTTTGACCAGTCACTGCTCTAAATAAACCACCAACAAGATTAGTTACCCCTGCTACAGCTTCACCGGCACTAAATGCTATTAAGCCTGCAGCAATTGCACCAAGACCTAGACCAACTGCCATCATATTTCCAGCATCTAATACAGATAGTCTTTCGATAGATTCTACTATCTTATCCATAAATCCTGTAATTGCACCAGCTATTGTTGTAATCAAATCAGTAATGACTCCACCAATACGGACAATCATTTCTGGAATACCTTTAATAAATTCTATGAATACACTTCCCAACATTTTAACTACATCAGATAATACTGGGGCCAGTTTTTCCATGAATGGAGCCATATAACCTAATGCTTTACCGATACCCATAAACGCTAATGTTAAAGCACCTAAACCTAATAAGACTGGAGGAGCAGCCAATGCTGCTAATGCAGGTACCATAGCCAATATACCTTGTGCTAATCCTTGGCCAATTGATTTTGCAAGTATTCCTAAACCTTTTCCTAATCCAGCAATACCTTTACCTAAAAATCCTAATCCTGCTCCAATTCCTTTAAGTAATCCACCTCCTTTAGGTGTATCTTCTCCGCCACCGGTTGCACTTGAACCACCTGTATTTTCAACAATTTGTTCTAATAGTTTTGTTTGATCATCACGGGATTTTATATCTTCTCGTTCTTTTTCAGATAATCCTTTACTATCCTTTTTGCCCTCTTTAATATTTTCTTTTTGTTTTTCTTTAGATCCAAAAGCTGTTAAAGATGTCATTTTTGCTAATGCATTTAATTTTTTACCACGACCACCTTTCTTTTCAGCAGCTTTTTGTGCAGTCTCTTCATCAATACCATTATCCATCATAAACTGCTTATCTTTTTCAATAGCACCTTCTAATTTTGCTTGTTCTCTTCTTGTTGCTTGTTCTTTAGCGGCTTCTCCTCTTAATTGGAAACCTTGTTTTAATTTATTGAAAACACCTTTTACTTCAGGTACTTCACCAGCCATAACTCTGGCTTTAATTCTATCGGTACGTGCTTTTCGAGCTTCAAAGGCTTGGTCTATTATACCACCGCCTCCTTGTTTAACAATTCCAGTTTTATCTAAGAATCCTCGAGGAGTTAAAAAGTTAGCAACGCCGCTGACTGCCCCGCCAACGCCACGCTTAACAGCGCCACCTATATTTCCAGCAATAGTATTATGAACTTTTCTTTCTCTTTGTTCATCTAATATTGTTCTATTTTGCTTTGTTATAGTTTCTTTAAAGTCGCCTGCAGCAATCTTTTTGAGTTCTTTGGTTATTTCTTTATCAGACATACCTTTAGAACGCAAGTCTTTTGAAAGCTTATCATTGACTTTTGTTTGTGATTCAATAGCCTTTGTTTGCTTTTCTGAATGCTGTAATAACTTTTGTAGTATTTCTTTCATTAAGATTTACTTTCTCTCTTTTGTTTCTCTTCTTCTAAGAATTGTATAAGCATAGCAACGTAGATTTCCCTCTCAAAAGGCATCATATTTTCTATATCAGCTAATGAATAGTTATGATGCTGCATTAATGCAAAGTTTGTTTTATAGTAGTTCTGCAAACTCTCATGAGAGAGATTTATTAAAAAAAACTTTCAAGCCCTCTTAGTGTTTTATTATGTTCTTTATTACAAACTGGACACTTATATTGTATTGAATGTTCTAGCACTGGCATTGTATCAAAGAATTCTCTAATTTTTCCAAACTGTTCACCAGTTAAATTATTTAAAAATTCCATTGTTTCTGCTTTTGGTTGTTCTTTAATATGAAATACTTCATCACTATTATATACTGTATCAATACACTTAGCTATTACATCAAACACTTTTTCATAATCATTTTCTTCAGCATTTTCTAATTCTTTTATAATATCTATTGTTGGATATTTCATTACAACGCCAACATCATCAAACAATTTAATATTACTATTGTGCTTTTCATTCTTAGTAACATTTAACTTAGTTAAGTCTATATTAACAACTGAAACAGCTTTATCATCAGTACATGTATCACATTGTAATGTTAAATCAATGATTTCACCTACAGATTTTGATCTTAATTGTACAAAAATGTACTCAATATCAAATGTTGCTAGTGAATCAACATCTATTTCTTGTTTAACACAAGACTTAATTACTTCTTTAATAGAACTTAGCATTACACCTGGATCTTCTGATTGCTGAGCAATCAATAGTGCTTTTTCTTCTTTTATTAAGAATGGTCTAAATTCTACTTCTTTTCCAGTTGATGGCACCGTTAATTTATAAATTGGTGCTGTATTCATAGGCAAAGCCATGATCTATTCTCCTTTATTATCTAAATCATTAAGTAGTTTATTCAACTCACTTGTACTACCTACAAAGATAGCATTGTTATTAGTAACACCTTCTTTCTTTTCAGAACCTTTAGGGTTATCTAACTTTTGCTTCTTATCATGTAGGCTAAGCAACTGTTCATTCACATCAGCTAGTTGCTTGATTAAGTTACCAACAACCTCAAACGCTCTAGGGTGTTCAGATTGTTTAGCAATCTCTAATGCATTCATTAATGCATCTTGTCCTTGAACTAATAAGCCGTGAAGATTATCACGAGACCTATCATAATCAAAGTCAATATTCTCTTCTATCTTTTTAGACTTAGGTGGTAACACCGATCCGTCTTTCTTTATAACCTCTGTCTTATCCATTGGTTCTACATCGAACACTTTAGACAGATTTTCATCAGTACTCATAATATACCTCTATTAAAATCTATATGAAGCTCCAGATAACTTATGTCCTCCTAATTCAGGAGTTACACTATTACTGTTATAGTCACCTTGAAAGGAGTTAAAATCATTAAAATAATTTGTTGGTAATTTCATTGAATCACCTAAAAATCCTGCAAATAATTTTTCAAAGAATCCTCTATTATCTGGATATTGAACTGTGTCTGTTGATAAGGCTGAAGTCCAATACTTATATTGTAATGTAACGTTTAATTTCATAACATCACGATTTGACGCATCTAATTGAATAGGACCAATATCTTTCAAATACGCTTCATGTAATGTAACCATATATCTTGTATTATCATATATATCAAAGATAGTTATAGTAACATCTCTAGTATAATCTACATAATATCCTGTTTCTCTACTGTATGTATCTATGATTGAACCTTGCCAATCATCAAATAATCTTTTAACATGCATTGAGTTATCAACATAAAATGTCATTGATACTGGTTGAAATAGTTTTTCATATGGCATTTCTCTTACTTCACCATATGTTAATGCAGGACTGGTACCAATTGTTACTCCCGGCATAGAAACTGAATCACAGAATAATAATACTTTTTGTAAATCGACTGCACTACTCATACCAGGTGGCGAAGGTATATTAACCATATACCTATTATTACGCATTAATCCTTCGCTTTTTATCTGTGCTATAAAGTCATTTAACTTTGCCATATTAACCTCTTAATGAGTCTTGCCAGACTTTTTGTTTGTTTGATCCAACAAATTGTTCAACCGGTAATAACATTGCGGTTGCCCAATCATTTGCAGGAATTAATTTTAATTGTGTTTTTACATGATTTGCAAGATACTTCTTAACACAAGGCTGTGCTAGTTTATATCGTGAAACTCCGTCAATAAGACTCCAAGAATATTTTAATCGAGTGGTTTCATCCATGCTTTTATTACTTGCAAAATCCATTAATCTTTGTAATAGCATTACTCTCATTTGATATGGCAAATAATGCATATTTAAACCTGTAAATCCTGTAGAATCCTTTGAAAAAGGAAAAACTAAAGGAAACATATCATAATACGGTAAAGTTTCTTTATGTTTTGGATCATATAGAAACATATATAACTTACCCGGCATAGGTCTAGATGTCAATTCTCCACCTCTCATAACTTTTTGAGGAGTTGGTTGCTGAGTACCTAGTAATCTAGCCTGTTGTTGAAACCAATTACGTGATTTTTTAGCCGCAGAAGCTAAATCGTATTGATTTTTACTAAAAATGTCT